GAACTGAATATCTCGGTAAGGTAGCCAACAAAAATGTTGAAACTTTAACGAAATAAGGTAATATATGTCAGACGTAATCGCTAATGCGACCGCCACTGAGCAAACTGGTGTGAATCCTGTAGATGCTATCGCAGGGATGATTGCCGCCAACAGGCGTAACACTCCCCCTACCGAAGCAGCTGCACCACCAGCAGGACAAGAAGAAGCGAAAGCTGAATCCCCTGAGGCGACTCCTGAGGAAGGAATCGAACCTGAAGATAGTATTGATGGGACTACAGACACTGTAGATTCAGAAGATGCGGATGAGGCCACCGATGGTGTAACCGAACCAGTCAACTTCTTGGAGTTTGCAGAGCAGAATCCTGACATGATGTGGAGAATTCCCAATAAGGATGCCGAAGGTGGCTTTATTGAGATTCCTGTATCAAAGGCGGCTGCTATTCTTGGTCAAGGAAGTGCTATCCATGAGAATGCTCGTAAGCTTAAAGCCGAAAAAGCAGACTTTGAAGAGTATGAAAGTAAGCGCAGAGCTGAATTAGATGGTTTGCAAATTGGATTGGAATTAACTGTAGTACCTCAGTTGCAACAAGCGGCTGACGAACTGGTAAAAATTCAAGGATTCAACCAGCAATGGAAGCAAATCTATGACAATGCTACTGATGATGTTCGTAGAAGTGAAGCGGAAGCTGCAATTCGACAAAACAACGAACTGATTCAGGAAAAGTCAGAATTCATCAAGGCGAATAGACCGAGAGTTGAACAGTTTTTTAATCATAGAAGTGAGTTTGTAAAGCAACAGCTTGAACAATCTCGACAAAGCTTCAAAGACAAAGAACTGGCAAACAAAGCGGTTTTTACTGAATTACGAGACAAATTGTCTAAAGAGTGGAATGGTGCAAGCGGTTCATTTGTTCCTGGTGTCCAAAACATTGATTTGGTATCCAGTGATGAATATCTTTTAGGATTGATTCGGGATGGTATGAAATTCCGAGAAGGTCCTAAAGTCAAGAACGCTGGAGGTTCATTGGCAGCAGCCAGTAAACCAATGGCTCGTGGCAAAACAGCACCTGAAGACAAGACAGTTGAACTTCAAAGGAAAGCCCAATCTGGTGATAAGAATGCGGCTCGTGACCTTTTAGCAACCATGCTTGCAAACAATAAACGCAAGCGTTAATTCAGGAGAATTATTATGGCAACGATTACAAGTACATCGCTCGGTAACGGCAATGGCGCATATGCTACCGACATCGTGGTTAAAGACCTCGACATGACAGTTTCTAACTATGTTAAGGATCGTACACCGCTCACTAACATGGCTATGAGCAAAAAGCGCAAAATCAATTCGACTTTGCACATTTGGCCTAACGACTATTTCCGTACACCAGCTTTGAACGCTAAGTTGGAAGGTGCTGCTGTTGATTCAAGCGCAGCTGCTTCTAACACACGTTCTAACTTGGGCAACTACACACAGATTTTCACAACTGTGATTGGTGCTACAGGTACAGCTCGTGCCGTGGAACAAGCTGGTGGCGACCCACAAGCATATCAAGAAGTCAAGCAATTGACTGAGATCATGTTTGACGTTGAGTTGCAGATGGTTCGTGCCGATGGCGCATCTATCAAGTACTCTGGTCAAGCCGCTACTCAAGGCGCATCACCCAACAATGGCCGTCGTTTTGGTTCTTTGTACTCTTTTGCTGGCACACGTTCAGGCAACCCAACTTCTGGTACTGCCGTTCTGAACTTGGCTGCATCTGACAGCAACGACACAACTTCTACCACATCTACCAACACTCCTTTCAATGGCGTGTTGAGCAATGCTGGTTTGGGTTATTTCAGCTTCTCTTCTGGTCAAACTCTGCAAGCTTTCAGCCCCGTGCTGTACAAGCAGTTGGTGACTGTTGCTGAACAGCGTTTCAATGCCAAGATTACCAACATGGTAGTCCCAACATCGTTGCGTACCACCATCTCTGACAACATTCCTCAGAGCCGTTCTATCAATCGTTTCAACCCTGCTGACAAGGGCGACACGATTGGTACATACGAAGGTGACTTCAACTACACCTACCAGATCGATGACTCATGGGTTATGGACCAAACTGGTGCAGACAACACTTCCATCTTGTTCTTGAACCCTGACGTTGTTCAGTGGGGTTCTTTGCGTGAACTCGGTCCTAACAACGAAGTGTTCTCTAACGCTGATGCCTCTTTGGATCAGTACATCATGGAAGGCACACTGATCGTGCGCAATCCTGCTGGTGTTGCTGTTCTGGCAGGTATGACAACTGGTGCTGTGGTAACTTCACCTCGTTCTTCTACACAAGTACAGCGTTACTTGGCCTAACCTTAGGGTTTCTGAAGAAGGTCTTCACGGGCCTTCTTTGGAAAATCATGGAGCATGGCATGGAATTGAATCTTAATAACGAAGAAGCCAAAGTAAACGAGGATTACTACACTGGTGGTGTTCTTGCCGGAGGCTTAGAAGGTGCGTTAATTAAAAACGACAAGATGTTCAATGAAGTTAAGTCTGGAACATGGTCGCAAACATTTAACACACCCAATATCAATTACAAGGTTGGTGCTATTGATGGTGAGCGTTATGTTCAATATGAACAAAAGAACGTGGAATCCGTCAGGCAGTATTGCAAAGATCGCAGAGAGTTTTACAAGATGATTGGCACAACGGACAACCCGTTATTTGCTGGTACTTTTGAAGCGATGAATCTGCCAAAGTGCTTTGCCCATGAAATTAGCTCAAAGTGGTTTAATAACCGCCCATGGGAATTGATCAAAATGGACAAAAAAGACAAAATTTTGTTTTATGCCATTGTGAACCAATATTACAGCGACTTTGTTTGCCACCCTAGCGGAAAAATCCCACTCCCTTATAATCCAATTGTCCCGACCAAATAAGGATGTTCTATGGCTCTTTTTATCCAATCCGGTAACGCTTTAGTTACTCGTGTAGCACAATGGGTAGGAGCTATTCCAGCCTCAATCGGCATAAATGCCACAGCTTTTAATTCCTCAACTGGCGTACTTACTGCAGCATCTTCTGTCGATGGAATTATTCTTCCTGGTGACTTTATTGGTCCTAGTGCTTTAAAGTCTTACACCACAGTTTTGGCTGTTTCTGGTACTTCCATTACAGTCAGTGACATTGAAAGCGTTTGGGCAGGTACAACATACCCAACAGCCATATTGAAGTTGCCAACTCAATCAACTTCCGAAATCATGTCTTCTATCCAGTTGTGCGAACTCAAGATGCGTACAATTGAACTTCCCGCTTTACGCTCAAATCCTTATGGTGATACACCCGCAGTTTTGGTGACTGATGCCCAAGGCATGGCTCCAATCCCTGCGGACATGAACAAGCCAATCTTGTTCTTCCAAGAAACGCCTAATAGTTCTGTGCCACCAGGCACTCCTGCTGCTTCCATGGGCCCTTGGATCATTTATGACCGAGTTGGTGACCGAGAAATCATTCGCAGACGCATGATTGACCAGTTATATGTGCGTCCATTTGGTGTGCCACGAGTTATTCGTGCTTCATTCTCTGAAGTTGGTCAAAAATATGTGTTTACGCCAAACCCTGGTGAAAACGTCAATATTAAAGCTTATTACCAACGCACATTCCCATTTTTGTTTGGGCCAACAGATGATGCATTGAATCCTATTGTTCAAAACAATGCTGCTTTGGCTTCATTCCCTGAAGGTTATTTGTATGGCACATTGTGGGCATACTACGACAAGAACAAGAATAACGAAGAAGCTCAAAAATGGAGCGCACGTTATGAAGATGCATATGGTTTGATTGAAGATCAGAACTTTAAGGGCAAGTGGCTTGGTGGAGATCAACATCTCACATCCGAGTTCCAACCACGCAATTATCGTTACAGCTTCAAGTAAGGAAAATTTATGGCTACAAGCGGTCTTTACGGAAGCAGTCCTACAGGCGGGTTGGTTGCGGCTCCTGGTGCTGAGTCAGCAGGTTTGTATGGTAACTCTACAAACTTTGGCGGCACATATTTTGAGTGGTTTGTTTTTCAAGAATCAGCCACTGCGCCAGCAACCCCAACAGGCGGTTCATGGAACTTTCTGACCAACACTGGAACACCTCCAACAGGTTGGACAACTGCACCTCCTACAAACCCAACAAATACTGTTTGGTTTTCTATTTCGATTGTCAACAGTCGTAATAATGCGGCATTGGTTTGGACAACACCTGCGCCTTTGATTAAGTCTGGACCCACCGGACCTACAGGCAGTGTTGGACCTACAGGCAGTGCAGGACCTACGGGCGCAGCCGGACCCACAGGAAGTTCAGGACCTACTGGAAGCGCAGGGCCTACAGGCGCAGCAGGTGCGGCAGGACCCACAGGCCCCACTGGAAATGTTGGACCCACAGGAAGTATTGGCAATACAGGACCCACAGGTCCTACCGGAGCCGCATCCACAGTAGCCGGACCTACAGGTGCAGCGGGACCCACCGGACCCACAGGAGCAACTGGAGCCGCATCAAGTGTTGCCGGACCAACCGGACCCACGGGCACACAGGGAAATGCTGGACCAACAGGCCCCACAGGAAGTACTGGAGCGGCTTCTACAGTGCCAGGTCCCACAGGCCCCACAGGCAGTGTTGGAAGCTCAGGACCCACGGGTCCCACAGGCGGTGTCGGACCTACAGGTCCTGGTGGTGCTTTGGCTTATTGGGGTTCTTTTTGGGACACAACAACTCAAACTGCTGCTTCAATTAATACCCCATATTTAATTACGCTAAATAGCTACGATACTGCAAACAATGGCATTTCTGTTGTTTCTGGCAGCCGAGTAACTTTTGCAAATGCGGGTGTTTATAGCCTAACATTTTCAATTCAATTTACAAATCACAGTACAGCATTAGGAAACACACAAGTTTGGTTGCGTAAAAATGGAACTGATTTATCAGATACCAATTCGCATTACGATGTTCCTGACAAACAAGGAAGTTCATATTCTTCACAAGTTTTAACAGTTAATTTTGCATTTCAAATTGCCGCATCGGATTACATTGAATTAGTTTGGGAAACAGCAAATACAAATGTTTATATAGAAACATTGTCGGCAGGAAGTAATTATCCAAGAACACCAGGTGTTATTTTTACTGCCACTCAAGTGATGTATACCAACCTTGGACCCACAGGTCCTACTGGAAGTGCAGGAAGTGCAGGAACTACGGGACCCACAGGCCCCACCGGAAGTGCAGGAACAAACGGACCCACTGGCCCGACAGGTGCTAACTCTACAGTTGCAGGACCTACAGGCCCCACAGGTGCAAACGGAACAAATGGAGCCGCAGGACCTACAGGTCCCACTGGAGCAAATGGAACTGCCGGAAGTGTTGGACCAACAGGCCCGACTGGAACAAACGGAACTGCGGGACCCACGGGACCTACAGGTGCGGCATCAACTGTTGCCGGACCCACAGGTCCTACTGGAAGTGCGGGACCTACAGGTAGTGCAGGTGCGGGTAATGCTTACGCATGGTTTATAGTTTAAGAGGTATATATGTCAACTCTAGTCCTTGATTCAACACTAAAAACCATTAAGGTTTCAATGTCGGGTGCTGCGGCAACGACTAATCCAGACTTTACTGTTTCTTATGCAGATAATAATGGAACTACTTTTACTGAAGGTGCTTCTGATGGTGCTTTAACAGGTGCAACAGATGCAACTGTAGTATCAGCTCCTGCAAGTGGTTATCGCAGAATTATTAAAAAGATTTTCATTGAAAACAAAGATACTGCCGCAGTAACAATTACTGTTAAGTATGACAACAATGGAACTCAAAGAAACATTGTTAAAGTAACTCTTAATGTTGGAGATACTTGGTCAACTGATGGCACATTTGATACTTATGGTGCTTTAAAACAAACATTAGGTACTGTTAATCTTTCAAGTGTTACTGGAACATTGGCTGTAGCTAATGGTGGTACTGGAGTTACAACTTCTACTGGCACAGGATCAGTAGTATTGTCATCATCACCAACATTGACAAATCCAACTGTTACAAACTATGTAGAAACCGCATACACAGCAAATAGTTCAACTGCTATTACTTTGGCATTGACTAACGGCACAGTACAAATCATTACCTTGACAGGCAATGCAACAATTACCATGCCTACTGCTGGCGCAGGTAAATCATTTATTTTGTTGTTACGCCAAGATGCTACTGGCTCACGCACAGTTACTTGGTCAACAGTCAATTGGGCTGGCGGTACTGCACCTACCGTTACTAGCACCGCAAGCAAACAAGACATTTATTCTTTCTTTAGCGATGGCACATCTTGGTATGGTGTAACTGTTGGACAGAACTACACACAATAAGGAATAGTAATGTTTGCTGCATCCAAAACATCAGCACCATCAGGCGGCCCTAAGGACGCACAGTTTAATTACGTCACTATGCTTTTGCATGGTGATGGTACTAATGGCGCACAAAACAATACGTTTGTAGATGGCAGCATCAATAACTACAGTATTACCCGTAACGGCAATACAACCCAAGGTTCTTTTTCGCCTTATGGGTCTAATTGGTCTAATTACATTGGTTCTGGAAATAAACTTGATGGGCCAACAAATGCAGCGTTTGCTTTTGGTACTGGCGACTTTACAATCAGCGCATGGGTGTTTATTGCAGATGGAACATCATCACAAATTATTTGGACAAACCAGACAACAAGTTCCGCAAATGCACCAAACCTTGTTTTTTTTATTTTAAACAACAATGTTTGTATTGCTAACACCAATACAGCTCATGTTCCATCAAGCGGAACTATTGCAAACAATACATGGAATTATGTCGGTGTAACAAGGTCATCAGGAACATATACTTTTTACATCAATGGTTCCACATCGGGAACAACATCAAGCATTGGAACTGACAACATTACAGAGAATGCTTGTCATATTGGTTATGGTAACTATGGAAGTAGTTATTATTTTGGTGGATACATTTCCAACTTAAGAGTAATTAAGGGTTCTGCCGTAACCCCTACAGTACCAACAACACCATTAACTGCTATATCAGGCACAAGCCTTTTAACTTGTCAATCTAACCGATATATTGATAACAGCAGTAACGCATTTACCATTACTACAACAGGCACACCAAGCGTTCAACGCTTCAACCCATTTGGTACTTCTACCGCCTACTCCACAAGCGTGATTGGTGGGTCAGGGTATTTCGATGGCACTGGTGACAATTTAACTGCGTCAACAAACATTTCTTTAAGTGGTAATTTTTGTATTGAAGCATGGTTTAAAACAACAACTACAACAACCTATGCTTGTATTTTTTCAGATGAAAGCGTAAGTAATGGAACAACAATTCTTTTGAATAATGGTTCAAACAATGGACAAATTACTGTTTATTCAAAAAATATTGTTACAAATTTTGCATCTACTGTAACGGGTTTAAATAACAACGCATGGCATCATGTTGCTTTTACTAGAAGTGGCTCTACTTGTTATTTGTTTGTAGACGGAGTTCAGCAAAATACAACTACTGGTTCTGGAACTTCAACAGGAAGCACAGCGTTAATTGGCACAAGTTTTTTTGCTTCTCGTGATTTTTTAGGATATATCAGCGACTTTAGGTTTGTTACTGGTTCTGCCGTTTACACATCTGCATTTACTCCACCAACAACACCGTTAACCGCAATTAGCGGAACACAACTTTTGTTGTCAATGCAAAATGGCGCAATCTACGACAACGCCATGATAAACAATTTAGAAACTGTAGGTAATGCACAGATTTCTACAAGCGTTAAAAAGTTTGGAACAGGGTCTTTGTATTTTGATGGGACAGGGGATTATTTAACATTAACAAATTTAAATGCGTTTACTTTAACAACGGGAAATTGGACAATTGAAGGATGGGTAAACCCAACAACAATTAGTGGTTCTGCCGCTTCAAATACTATTTTTGCTAACGGCTATCCCGTGCAAATTTATGTACAAAATAATAATGTAGCCATGTATGTTTCTTCTACAAATACATCAGGTACATATTTTGTAAACCCCGCTTTAGGCCCAACAAGTTCATTATCAACAAATGTTTGGTCGCATTTTGCTTGTGTTAAAAATGGCAACAATTACACAGTTTATGTAAATGGTGTTGCGGGAACAACTGTAACTTCATCAACTGCACCAGCCGCACCAAACACCACAACTGCAATGAATGTTGGTTCTTGGAATAATACCAATGCTTACTATACGGGATACATTGATGATTTACGAATCACTAATGGTTATGCACGATATACAAGCAACTTTACCGCACCAACAGCAGCATTCTCTAATACTGGCCCAATTTAAGGAAGCATCATGCAAATTGCAATTTTGACAAATCCAATCACAGTAGGCGATTACCGCGAACTGTTTGCTAATACATCATTTCCACCAAGTGGTCCAAGTGATGAATTCTTGGCAGCCAATAACGCAAAGAAGGTCAATGCTTTCAAAACGCACAATAGCCTCACCCAGAAGCTAGTGTCATGCTCTGCTTATGACGATGGCGAGTTTGTTTGTGTTGTCCAAGTGGCAAACATGAGTGCTGAAGAAATCCAAGCAGCCAAAAACTCTGCAATGGCACAATTGAGAACCACTCGAAATGCTTTGTTGACTGCTTGCGACTGGACTCAAATTGCTGACTGCTCTATTCCTAAAAAGGCAGAGTGGGCAACATACCGCCAGACATTGCGTGACTTTCCTGCAACTGTGTCTGATGCACGAGAAACTATCAATTGGCCTCATAATCCTGATTGGGTTGAGCCAACAATTTAATTGTATAGATTGGAATAGCAATGAAAATAGCCGTGTACGCAATCAGTAAAAATGAAGAACAATTTGTTCAGCGTTTTTGTGATTCAGCCAAAGATGCAGACCTGATCTTGATTGCCGACACAGGCTCTACTGACAAAACAGTTGAATATGCTTTGGAATGTGGCGCAAAAGTCCACGATATATGTATCAGCCCATGGCGATTTGATAAAGCTCGGGATGCTGCCCTAGCTCTAATCCCAAGAGACTTTGATGTCTGTATTAGCCTAGACTTGGATGAAGTTATGGAACCAGGCTGGCGGGAAGAAATTGAGCGGGTTTGGCAGGAAAACACCACTAGGTTGCGCTACAAGTTTGATTGGGGATGTGGAATCTCCTTTTTTTACGAGAAAATCCACCACCGCCATGGGTATCACTGGCATCATCCAGTCCATGAATATCCTCGTCCTGATGGCAGAACGCAGGAAATCTATGCCCATACGGATATGCTTTTGGTCAGCCATCACCCTGATCCTACCAAATCCCGTGGTCAATATATGCCACTGCTTGAGTTGGCTATTAAAGAAGACCCACATTGCCCTAGAAACGCTTTTTATCATGCCCGAGAACTCACCTTCTATTCTCGTTGGCAAGAGGCTATAGAGGCTTTAAATCGCTATTTAGCCATGCCTGAGGCTACTTGGCCTAACGAGCGATGCTATGCCATGCGTTTATTGGGTAAAGCACATGAAGAATTAGGCATGGTTCACGAGGGTTTGAAATGGTACAGACTGGCTTGTGCAGAAGCCCCCAATACCCGAGAGCCATGGTGCGAGTTGGCGGTGGCAACCTACAGATTAAGTATGTGGCCTGAGAGCTATGGAGCGTCACTTTCAGCCCTGAATATCACTGACAGACAGTTGGTTTACACCTGTGACCCAAGCGTTTGGACTGAAAAACCATACGATTACGCCAGTATTGCCGCTTGGAGGCTTGGATTAAAAGATCAGGCTATCGAATTCTGTAAGAAAGCTTTAGAATTTAACCCTACAGACACCCGTCTATTGACCAATCTCCAGCAGATGGAAGAAGTGACATGAGCGACTATACCCGCCTCCGTACTCCGTTTACCAACATGAGCTTCACGCCCGATGTGCCAAGCAATGCTTTGGGTCCAAATGAGTACAACTTGGGTAAAAATATTGAGGCTGATGTTCGTTCTATCAAGAAAATCTTTGGTGAAAAGGAAATTGCTTCCACAATCACTGATACGCCTATCTTTATGGAAGGTGGGTTTCGTTCTGAAACCTCTTGGGTTTACATAGTTGCCACTCGTAATTCATCCAATCAAGGCAAATGGTGGATGATTACTGCTACTGGCATTTCCAATATCACGCCTGGTGTGGGTGCAAATCCTTCAGTTTATCTGTCTGGCTATACAGAAGACTTAAATATTACTTTTTCATGGGTTGGTAATGTCTTCTTTATGAATGACACAATTAGCAATCCTATGTATTTCTTGCCGACAAGCAATGAAATCACAGTAACGTCTAATGCTTCATGGAACTATGATGTTGGCGTAACATCTACTCGGGCAGGATTTGTTAGAAACTACTGCTCACCCAATGTTGGCAATATTCTGATTGCAGGTAATCTGACCAAAGATATTGGTGGAACACTGTATAACTACCCAACAACAGTCCGTTGGTCACAGGCTTTTGCTAATCAAGGTTACCCTGCGACATGGGAACCAACCCTATCTAACGTGGCTAACGAACAAGAAGTGCCAGTCCGTGGTCCTTTGATTGATGGATTTTTCCTTGGTGGCAACTTTTATGTGTGTAGCTATTGGGATACAGTAGTTTTCTCTCCCATTTCCTATCAAAACAGCACTGCTCCTATTTTTGGTGTGCGTCTTTTGAATCAAGGCCGTGGACTGTTTAACAATAATTGTTGGACAAATACTGATGCTAATGTTTACGGCATTGATGCTCGTGATATCTGGGTGTTTAATGGCTCAGAATTCTCGTCATTGGGCAACCAGAAAGTTAAAGATTACTTTTTTGCCAATTTGAATCCTTTGTATTCTCAGCGTATGTTCATGGTGAACAACACGCAGAAATATCAAATTGAGATTTACTATCCCGATCTGACATCGACTGGTTGGTGCAACAAGATGCTGTCATACCGCTATGACCTTCAAGTCTGGAATGCTCCTAAAGATATTGCCAATGCAGTTATGGGCACTGAAGGTCCTCGTTGGATAGATAGCTCACCAGATTACTTTAACCTGTCTTCTAGAGCTGTTGTCTATGCTCGTGCATTAAGTACCTCTAAGTTAATTGAAACCAACATTGGTAATTCTTTTATCAATTCAGGCGCAATTGATTCTCAGTTTGAGCGTACCAATATTGCCTTGCAAACTGCAAATGGTCCTGTGCCTTATTCATCTAAAGTTTACATTCATAGAATCTTGCCTGAGATGGCGGGTACTGGAAAAATTGATGTGACTATTGGTGGTGCTAATTCAACTCAGCAGACACCTACATATGGTCAGACAGGTTCAGTAATTATTGACACTGACAATCCATGGGTGACAACTCAGCAAAATTCTGTGCGTACAGTAGCAGTTAAGTTTGGTTCAAACGATGCAACAGACACATGGAAAGTAAGTGCTTTGAACTTGCAAGCAACAGTAACTGAGGATGCGTTCTAATGCCATTCGCTCTTACCAACGATCCATCTCAATCGGAAATATCCGAGGCCATTAATTATTTGTTGGCTAACTTTGGGCCTAACCTAGCTGCTGATCCAAATAATGGACAGATTAGCGGTCCATCGGGTGTAATCATTGCCTATTTGTATCAATACATTGCAGTCAAGTATGCCGATAGTTTTGATGGCTCATTGAACTTTAGCAATAGTCCTACAGGTCGTTTGTACTATGGTTTGAGAAATAGTAACGATTCTGTAGAGTCTACCAATCCTGCTGATTACATTTGGTATCAAGCTACAGGTGGTTTTGGTTCTACTAAGTTTTTGTATTACCAAACAAATGGTGGTCGGCAGATTAACTTTGTTGTTGCCACTACAGCTCCTAATTCAACTTATTTAAAAGAGTCAGGTTCATCTATTGATCTAGATGTAGTGACCACAACTACGGCATATAACACTGCCGCACCATCTATTTATCAATGGACTTCTAGTTCTACACCACCCACTCGCCCTAGCACTACATCAACATATACATGGGCAACAGGTGCTTATACAGCTCCTAGTGGTTGGACAACTGCGCCTACATCAAATACAACGCCTGGTTATTATTTGTGGGCTATTACCATACCTCTGGTGGTTAATGCCAATACAGTAACTTCTACTTTGGATTGGACAAACACTTCTTATCCAATTTATGCGTTTTCATCTAATGGTGCAACAGGTACTACAGGTGGAAATGGTATTAGTGCGTTAACTGCTTACAGGGCGCAAAGTCAAAGTTCTGCTGCTCCTGCTACACCATCAAATACAACTGGAGCTACAGCACCATCTGGTTGGTCATTAACTGCTCCTAGCGTAGCTGTTGGACAAGTTCTTTGGTATTCTTTTGGACGTTACAATTCTACTGCCGCTACATTAGATGGTGTTCCTGCTGGACAAACTGCATGGGGTACACCAACTGCGGCTTCCATATTTCAAGATATTCGATCTGACAATTGGAATGGTTCAACACCGCCAACTTATGGAACACCTTCAAGTTATGGAACAACAGGTTATTACATAAGTCAATCAACTGGTAACTGTTATTTCAACAATGGTATTTTTAGAGGCAGCATTACTGGTGCTTCTGGCACTTTCTCTGGTGATATCAGCACTACAGGTGATGCCAAGTTCCAAGGTCAAAATACTGCAGTTCAAACAGTTGTTATTGCAGGAACAACCTACAACATTGATTACAGCTCTGCTTCCTATGCAACATCTAACGCAAGTTCAGGAACAGTGCGTACAGGTGTGTTTGGATATGGCAACTCAATATCAAGTGCAATTAATGTAGGTGTATTAGGTGTTGGCCTAAACAATTCATTGAGTTATGGTGTTGTTGGTCAAAGTACTACGACATCTGGTGCAGGTGGATTTTTTACATCTGCTAGTAGCTCTGGTTCAGGACTTGTAGCAAGCAATACAAACTCAGGTACTGCGCTTCAAGTTGCTGGTCCTATGACCATGACCAACAGCACAATGGTCACCAACCTAAACTCTGAGTTTTCCAATAAGTTGCTTGGGTCTGCGGGTACAAATACTTTGAGGTTTGTTCAAGGACCAGTTACAGGTTCTGGTATTTCTACTTTTGTAGGCACAAACAAGCCTGGCAGTTCTACAAACAATACATGGTTGCAGATTACAGTTGATTCAACCACTTATTACATACCTGTGTGGACATAAATATGCCAAGACAAATAACCATTCCTGCTGAAACTATCTATGAAGATATTCAATCTTTACAGGAATTTCCTGATAATCAGATAGTTAATGTAATTGTTGGTAAAACTGATGCTGATGGGAACTTCATTATTCCCCAACAGTTTAGTACTTATCAAATTACAGGCCAAATGTATACTGACTTGAACTCTGCAAATCCAAGTTGGCATCCTGGCAAACCAGCCGGAACTTACTTTAATCAAGATTTGTGGCATTTTATTGATCTTTTAAGGGGCGAATAATGGGTGGTTTTTCAGCACAAGTACAGCCTTCTCAGTCATCTGCCCCTGCGGGTAAAGGTGCGGGAATGTCTGCCATGCAAATGGGTCAAAATCCCATTCAAGTATCTCCTGACAAGCAGATGATGAAAATGCAGCAGCTTCAGATGGAGCAACCTGATTTTTCTCAAGCTAACCAAATCCAACCTAATATCCAAGATGGAACTCAATTGGGTGGTCTTGGTGGTGCTTTGGGTGGCCTTATGGGTGGTCAAGGAATGGCTGGTGGAACTGGAATGATGGGTGGTCGAGTCACCATGCCAGGTCAGGGTGGTCAGCCTCAATTAGGTATGCCTAATGCCTATTCAAATACCATGCAACCATGGGATAATTCAGTCAATCAACAAGGCCGACCTTCTGGCAAAGGTATGGGCGCATCCGGTGCATCCGGTAAAGGAGCTTAATCATGGGCGGTGGAAAATCATCAGGTAGTTCATCTGCGGTATTAACCCCAGAACAAAAAGAACTATTAGGTCTTCAAACTAATGCTCTTAAAGAGACATTTCTTCCTGCTTACCAAAATACAGTAACTGGTGCTAAAGAGCGCATGGATTTGGCGCAACCTTATGTAAATGAGGCGGCTAAATCTGCTTATGCTCAAGCGGGTGATATTTCTCAATCTGGAACTCAAGCTGGTAAAGCTGCTTATGGCGCAGGATTAGGTCAATTAGGTCAATTGTTTGATCCTAATTATGAGAAAAACCAGATTAATGCCGCATTACAAGCAGGTCGTGAATCTGCCCGTGAATCCCAAGCAGGTCAAAATGCCATGTATGGAGCCGCAGGTGGTCTAGGCTCATCTCGTATGGCTTTGGCAGATCAGAATTTGGCTTCTTTAAATGCTCAACGACAGGCTACTGCAGCTGCTGGCGCACAATCTCAAGTTCAACAAAACCGCATGGCTGCCGCCAATTCTATGTTGGGTGCAGGTCAGAACTTAATTAATACTGGCCTTGGAGCTGCAAGCCAACAAGTCGGTTACGCTGGCGCACCTTTAGACTTGTATTCCAAATATGCGGGTATCGTTTATGGTACTCCTCAAGGTTCTACAACACCTAACTTCTCTGGTACTCAAGGTTCAAATACATCAAGCAAAGGTTTTGGATTTAAAGTCTAAGGATTAATATGAAAAACTTTGATTTTGCCAGTCCCGCTCAATATGGTGATTGGGCACAATATGCCGGATTTAATAGAACAACTGGCGAAATTGAAGGAATGAAAGCTCCTCAAGAAGGTGTTGCTCCTCCTGAAAATTTAGGTGATTACATGAGTCAGAGATTGGGTTCTGCCTCAAGTATGGCAGGTGCTGTTGTTCCTGCACTTGCACAATTAGCAACTGGTAATGTCATGGGTGCTGTCAATACTATGCGTCAGGCTCGTAACCCGATGCAACAGCAAAATATTGCTACACAACCTACTCCTATGGTTGGATATGACTATACCCATGGTTTAGCTGAATAAGGATTAAAAATGGCTGAAGCTATTGCACCACCACAGGAAAATCAAGCTGTACCGCCTTCATTTGGCGGTGGCATGGTTGAAACTATTACTCCTGCCGATCCTAAAAGTGAATCGTCAATTGCAAAAGTAACTTTGGATTATCCAACTCGTTTCAAAGAGATTATTGCGGATGTTCCTAATGCAAATACGCCTGATGCACGGATGCGTATTGCTAACAATGTTGCTGCTCACGAAGAAGAAACAAAACAATATCGTCCTAACCAGTCAACTCAATGGGATAAGGTTCTAGTCAATGTATTAAGCCGTAACTATAACGAGGCATTGAAATGGTACAACGGAGGCGGTGTTAAAGAAAAAGAAGCTAGAGACATTAACAACAATTTGTTTTACAAAGAAGAAAATGAATTGGGCGTTACTGGTCGTATCAAAGATGGTTTAACAGGTCGTGTATTAACTCCTAAAGAAGTTACTGCCCTGCAAGATCGTGGCGGTATTTTTACTGATACAGACACAAAATCTTTGCAAACATTGCCTTGGGTACAAGGTAAATACAATGCTGAATTGGCTAACAAAGGTTTAACAAGCCAACTGCAATTAGCAACTAATGATGCGTACAACTCTGCTCGTATTGCGGGTGGTGCTAACCAAAACATTGATGAACAGTTAAGTTTAGCTAACCGCTTAAAGCCTGTTCTTAACCACATCTCTTCATTACCTGAAGACCAACGCAAGCGTATTCTTGGTTATGTAAGCCGACTGAACCAAATTGGTTCTTCATTAGGTTCACAACAAGAGCGTGGCCTTAATGTTAATGCTGGTGGTCAACAGACTGTTGGTGCTAATGTCAGTGGTAATGCTGCTTTAGGTGCAACTGGTACTGAAGGTGGAGTTCCTCCTGCAGGTTCCAAAGGTGGTATTGGTGGAAGCATGGGTGCTAATACATCCGCTACTACTCAAGCTGGTGCATCTGGTCGTGAGTCTGCTACAGGTTCTGCTTCTCGCAATGAAATGTTGCAAGAACAACAGAATCTTGAAAGAGCAATCTTCCAAGAATTGCAAGGCGTTATTAAGACTCCTGCTGAATTCCAATCATTTGTTCGTTTGAATGCTTTGAATGCTGCCAATGATGTGGCTTACAAAAACATTCCAGAACACGTTAAGCCACCAACATGGAATACTGTTCCTGATACCGATCCATACACAGGCGGTGCAGAGGCAATGATTGCTAATCGTGTTAATCAACAGCGTAACAATGCTTTGATGGCGGCTTGGTCTAAAGAATTGTTGGCTTCTCAGCGTGAGATGGCAAGAACTGGTAAAGCTGTAGACCTTGGTCAACTTGCTGATAACTTCCAAAAGTCTGAGATTTTCCAAGCCATTAACAATACTTTCCAACATAAGATGAGATCACAATTAGAAGGTAGAAGTGTTCTTCCTCCTAAAGGCTCTCTGATGGTAAATGGTAGAAATCAATTAGTACTGTCACCAGGAGAATAACGTGGCATCACCTTACGAAACAATATCCAAAGAAGAGGCTAGTTCTTTTCTTTTTGGTGGACAACCTCAAGAGCAAATGGCTCCTCCACAAGTTGCTCCTGTAGAAACTGCGCCTCGTAAAACAAAACCTATTGTTCCTCCTTCAATGGGTACTCCTAATGTTGCCGAACTGAATGCTCCAAATTTGGTGCAACAAGTTACTCAAGCTAATAAGGCTGTTCAAGCTCAAACCCCTGCTCCGCAAGCACCCTCTGCAGTTGGTGCATTGATTGACCAAATGGTAAGCAATTGGGCACTTCCTGCCTTGGGTTTAGGTGCTTTGGCTGCCGCAGGTTATTCAGGATATAAGGCCGGTAAAGGTGGTGAAGGTTTAAAAGCTAGAGATATTACTCAGCGTATTGAACCAACTATGGATGGCACAGACCTGTCCAAGCCTACACCGACTGCTGTGCCTGTTCCTAAACCAGAACCACAAACTAAGTTTGCTCAAGACTTTGAAATTAAATATGGTGTGCCATTAGCTAAAGCTGAAGAGATTAGTGGTGGCAAGATTACTAAGCAGTGGGAAGCAGATATTGTTGGTAATGCCATCAAGAACCAGTTGCCTATTACTGTGAAGAAAGAAGCACCTGTTATTACGACTACAACAACTCCACCTGCAACTATGGCGGCTCCTGTTGCTCCTACTGCTGAAGCTCCTACAACAGTTGCACCTAAAGAAAAACCTGTTTCAAAAGCCAAAAAACCTATTGATCCTTCAGAGGCAGGCTTGACTAAAGAACAGATTGGCATGAAGCGTTACTTAGAAAGCAATTATGGCGGTGGAGAAGTTGGCGCAAAAACTTACGCCAAAGTTGGAGAAATACTTGGTTATACACCTGCTTATGAACCAGGCAAAGGTGGCGGTTTAAATCCTGAAGAAAATAAAATTATCAAAGGCTACCGCAAAGAAAACATTGAAGGCCCAAAAGTTAATCTTGACAAAGAAATGAAACGGGCTTTAAAAGGTGGCGCAGCAGTTTCTGCTTTAATGGCTATACCTGGCTTTGCAGATGCCGCTCAAAAGAAAGATTATGGTCGCATGGCTGATATTGCTAGTGACTTTATTGTGCCTCCATTTGCCGGATCAACAGAGTTAGGTGTTTCAACTCTTGGCGAGAAACAATTAAAAGCATATGAAAACGCTAAAAAGCTAGGCAGTCCTTATCGTTCTGTTCCACCGAGGTAAATCATGGATGAAAAAGTCACCCACGAACAAATCTACGCCAGACTGCTTGCAGTTGAAACTAAGGTAGACGCTATAGACAAGAACACTAAAGGTCTTGTAGAGGCTATAAATGCCCTTGATGGGGCTTTTAAAGTACTTGGGTGGATTGCTTCTATTGCCAAACCTATTCTTTGGGTTGGTGGGCTTGTCATGGCTGCCGGTGCTATTTGGCAGACTTGGATTAAAAAGTAATTGGAGGTCTTATGAAAAATGGTTTGTATGCCAATATCCATGCTAAACAAGAGCGGATAGCACATGGATCAAAAGAAAAGATGCGTAAGCCTGACACTAAGGGCGCACCTACTGCCAAAGCATTTAAAGAGTCAGCCAAGACTGCTAAGAAGGCCAAGAAATGAAATCCCCCGCATGGCAACGATCTGAGGGTAAGAACCCAAAAGGTGGGTTGAATGCCAAGGGCAGAGCAAGTGCTAAAGCTCAAGGCATGAATCTCAAAGCACCTGTTAAATCTGGTGACAATCCAAGACGAGCAAGCTTCCTAGCTCGAATGGGCAACATGGCAGGTCCTGAGTACAAAGATGGCAAGCCAACCAGATTGTTGTTGTCATTGAAAGCTTGGGGTGCTTCTTCCAAGGCTGATGCAAAAGCTAAAGCCAAGAACATTTCAGCAAGAAATAAAAAATGAAAGATTGGGCTGTTGCATTTGTTGCCGCAGCCCTTCTTATTTGCACTATTGTTTGGTGCTTTTACATAATTCTTTGGGCTATGTTGTGAGATGGCTATTACTAATTCCTTTTGTCCTGATAGTAAATGCAAAGTCTCCATGCACCATTACAGACTTCTATGCGATTAGCTGGATAAATGATCCAACTCTTAGGCATATGGAATTATCTAGATGGCTAACAACAAATGGTGATAACTGTTCATCTGAACAATTGGTGTTAATTTGGAATAGATTGGCAGAGTGGGCGGGTGCTTCTGATTCTGCTGAACTTAGAGCAAAGATTCTTTACTTTTATGCCAGAGCAAGAGAAAGGGAGGATAAAAAGTGATTGATAAAATCCGCTTGTTTCCGATGGTTAATGCTTCTGGTTATCCACAAAAAGTAGATGCCGAACAAAGACGTATTGAAAAACATCAAGAAGAATATAGAGCAGTTGTTAAGGCCAATAAAGCAGAACGAAAAATAGAAAATTTATTGCTTGAGCTGTACAACAAGAAGGCTGAACAACAAAAACTCAGGATTGAAATATTCAACAATCGTAAGTTAGATATTTATGTGTAGGAGGTTCTATGGAAGACATTAAAAGCAAATTGACTTATTCAGTTACTTTGATGGTCAGTGCCACATTGTGTATTTCTATTCTTGCTATGGTCACTGCATTCATGCTTGGCCTCTGGGCAAAACAGGTTGATAACCACGAGATATTCAAACTGATTAGCCCTGCTTTTCAGACTATTGTTGGTGGATTTATTGGTTTATTGGCGGGTGTAAAGCTCTCGCACGATGAACATAAATGTAAACATTGTGGAGAATAAATATGTTTGAAATGCTATCTGGCGGTTTATTAGGCTCTATCTTTGGTGGGGTATTTCGTTTAGCCCCTGAAGTATTGAAATGGCTTGATAAAAAGAATGAGCGTGAGCATGAGCTTGCCATGTTTAAGAATCAGTGCGAGTTAGAAGCACAGCGTGGTCAACAGAAGTTGGCTGAGATTGGCGCACAGCGTGAAGCCGCAGTAGATGTTGGCGTGATGGATGCGTTCAATAGTGCTATCCAACAGCAAGCTGAGATGGTTAAAGCCGCAGGTGGATGGGTTGCTAGTCTGTCTGCTTCTGTGCGCCCTGTAGTGACTTATTGGGTGCTGTTTGTGTGGTCATTCATTCATGTTTGGTTTGCATGGAACGCATGGTTAGCAGGTGCGCCAGCTACTGAAGTTTTTAAGACAATGATGACACCAGACTTTTCTGCTCTGTTATCAGGAACAATCAATTACTGGTTCCTTGATCGCACTTTATCTAAGCGTGGGTTATGAACTTAGAGATTGCTGCGAAACTATGTAAACAGTTTGAAGGGTTTAGAAGTAAACCCTATCTCTGTCCTGCTGGTATTCCCACGATTGGCTATGGGTCTACTTACTATGCCAATGGCAACAAAGTAACGCTACAAGACTGTCCTATTGATGAGCCCACTGCAAATGATTTACTGATGCATGAGCTTAACCATACTTATGCGCCAGGCGTTCTAAGAAACTGTCCGATTCTTGCAACAGATGAAAGAAGACTTAATGCAGTAGTAGATTTCTGCTATAACCTCGGCACTGGAAGACTGCAGACAAGCACTTTAAAAAGAAAGATCAATGCCCAAGATTGGGAAGGTGCTAAAGAAGAGTTAATGAAGTGGTCAAAAGCTGGTGGTAAGGTTTTGCCTGGTTTGCTCAAAAGAAGACAAGCCGAATGTAACTTTATGTAAGAAATATGCCCAATATTCCAAGCCCTGATGACGCAAAGTTGTTTGCACAGAGTGTCAAAAAGTGGCAACAGATGTTAAGCCTTGGTGATTGGCGTATTGAAAAGGGCATGAAACCTGCAAAACAAGCCATGGCTTCTGTCGAGTTCAATGACTCTGCGAGACTTGCAACTTACAGGTTGGGGGACTTTGGTGCTGAAAAGATAACGCCAGAATCCCTTGATAAAACTGCTTTACATGAGCTACTCCATGTATTTCTGCATGATTTGATGATGGTAGCAACAGACCCAAAATCCTCTGATGAGGATATTGAAATGCAAGAGCATAGGGTTATCAATCTGCTAGAAAACTTATTGTATAAGGATTGCAATGGGATCGAGTAATCACAATGAAAAATGCTCAGATGAGGAATTTATTGCCCTATGGCAAAAACACCAATCTGTTACAAAAGTAGCAAAGATTCTCCAAGTTTCAGAAAGGTCTGTTAATTACCGCAGACGCAATATGGAAAAGTTCCATGAGACTAAGTTGCCAGCAGCAGATTTCAGAGGTGGTATTTATGATGCCAAACAGAAATCCCATTCTCCTTTAAAGCAGATTAATCTTGGCATAGAAGACGGATCAATCTTAGTCTTCTCTGATGCCCACTTCATACCTGGTCAACGCTCTACGGCCTTTAAAGGGCTTCTATGGGCCATCCAAGAGTTCAAGCCTAAAGCCATTATCTGTAATGGTGACGCATTTGATGGTGCATCCATCTCTCGCCATGATGTTACCGATATGCCTCAGACTTCTGTTATCCAAGAGTTAAAGGCTTGTCAGGGTGCGCTTGACGAAATTGAGGAACTTGCAAAGAGTGTCAGACATAATGTAAAGCTAGTGTTTACATGGGGAAATCACGATGTCAGGTTTGGTAATCGTTTGGCACAACACGCACCGCAGTTTAGAGATGTCGTGGGTTTTAAGTTAACTGACCACATCCCAAATTGGGACTTTTGTTGGGCAGTATGGCCTACTGATAGGGTCATTATTAAGCACCGATACAAGGGCGGCATTCATGCAGCACACAACAATACTGTTAACGCTGGAGTTTCTATTGTTACTGGGCATCTTCATTCTTTAAAAGTCACGCCATTTAGTGACTACAACGGAAACAGGTTTGGTGTTGATACAGGAACACTGGCAGAACCAGATGGTCCACAGTTCAATTATTCTGAACTTAATCCCTCAAATCACAGGTCAGGCTTTGCAGTTCTGACCTTTTTTAATGGTCGATTTCTTTGGCCTGAGTTGGTCCATAAATTTGGCGAGGGGCTTGTCGAATTTAGGGGGGAAGTGATTGATGTGAGTGAGCTATGAGTGCTTGGCTAATCATTCTCACAGGCGCAATCTACGCCTATATCGCTGGTGAACAGCTATTAAAAGA